ATGGGAGGAAAAGGAGGAAACAAAGGAAAAGGTGTCGGGAGGTCAACAAGAGCCTCTCAAATGAGGGCTAGACAAGCAGCATCTGCTGCAAGCTATGCTTCTTATAAAGCATCTCAAACACCAGCTGGTCAAGCTGCTGCAGCTGCAAGTGCTGCTGCTACTAGAGGCATGACAGCACAGCAAGCATATAAGGCTGGCTATCGTGGTACGAGTGCTTTTGGTGGTTCATATACAGGTGGTAATTTAGGTGATCCTAATTCTGCAGCATCTAGATCGTATAAAAGTACACATGGAGAGGCTAAGTATAAATCAATGGTTGCAGAGAAAGGATACTCTGCACCTAGTTATACTGCTGCTGGTAAGGCAGCTGCTACAACAAGAGCAGAACAACGAGCAAATAATTACTCTGGATTTACTGAGCATTTATCTCAAGGTGAATCAGATAAAGCCTTTGCTAATTTACAAAAGCAATTAGCATATACTAAACAACAAGATTTATCAGAGAAAACAGCAAATTTAAGTAATATATTTAGTGCTACAGATGGAGCTAAGGCGTTCCAAGGTCTTACTATAGCTAACATGGTATCACCCGGAGGAGATTTAGGTAGTTGGTATAATCAAGGTAGAGTAGGTGAACCAAAGTTTAGTCTCAGTAATGAGTGGTCTAATAGACAACTTACCCAAGGAATAGATAAAGGTAGTTGGAATCCACTTAGAGGGATGCCCGGTTATGGTACTGTTAAAAATATCGTAACAGGTAAACCATGGAATACACCACATCCCGGTGGTTTTGAAAGTGGACCAACGCAAGGTGCTAGATTTGGTATAGAAAACTTAGGTTTAAAAGCTTTAGTAGCTAAGAATTTATTTACCGCTGGTTCAGAGGATGGACTTGCGACACGATTTGCACGTGCTATGCCTGATATAAAGATAGGTGATTATGGTATTAGTAATGATCCTAGTACAGACATAGGAGCTAGGTCTTGGGATGCTTTATCTGGTTGGGCTAAAGGTTTATTACCTAAAAGAATTACAGACGCAGAAGGTAATCCAGTTTCCTTAGCAAATACATTTAATACAGCTGCAGAAAGTGAAGCAGCACAGAAAGATGTAACAAAGGCAACTCAAAGTTTACTTGCTGCTACAGGTTCATTTGGTCAGGATCTTTCTACCTTATGGACAGGTGCAGAGGCTGCACGGACAACAGAGTCGAACATCGAGAGATACATGACGGAACTCTCGAAAGCCTCTGATGAAGCACTAGCAAATAGAGAGAAGTACCTTAATAAAATAAGTGAAAAATGGGGACCAGATTCTGCACAAGCAATGTGGGCAGCAAATGATCAGAATCTCCAATCTTTAATAACTAGAAATGATAATCAAAGATTTGCTGAAGTATTCAATCTAAAACAGGAGGATCAAGGTACTGAAGGTGAGATGCAAGATATTCTTAGAAGTATCTATAAGGAACAAGAACTTAGAACATATTTAACTAATAGAGAACAGTTAGTTCAAGCTGAAAAAGCAATAGGAGACTTTGCAAAAAGTGGATGGTTTGGTGATCCAAATAAAGCTGATTTTGGTGATGTAGCAACTGCAGGTATTAAATCCTTATTCGGTATTAATACTGGTGAATTAAGTGCAGCTGCTGATAGTATAGGCGGAGCAGATATTGCAAATATGTCTAATGCACCTGCACCATCGTTTGAAGGTGGTGGTTTGTTTAATTGGGCTGGTAAAAATATTGTAGTAGGTAGTATCGAACAAGCTTTATCTGATTCCATGACTCAGTTGGATAAGGACGCAGGTATAACTGGTGAAAATAGATGGCAATTTACACTAGCACAGAACCCAGATTACCTTAGAAAAGCTATAGAAAACATACCTAATGTCGAAAGTTCAGCTGCTCAGGTTGCTAAGTTAGAAAAATTAGGAGAAAGATTTGTAGGTACAGGTGGTAATATTTCACCAACTAAACCAGTAACTGATTACATTAAATATTTAACAGAGAAAGGACAGAAATTACTAGGTATAAATCAGCAAGAAAATGATAGAAGAAGTGATTTAATGATGCGTGGTGGTAGTACAGGTAGTGGTAATCAATTTGAAGATGTCCAAAGTATAATCAGACAGTATCAACAACAATCATCCGCACAAGAACAGTATGATATATCCCAGATATGGGCAGGTCAGTCTGAACGTGATGCATTATATCAACAAGGCTTGAAGGATATTGCTTCTGATCAAAGTCTTTATACCACAGAACTAGCAAGGGTTAATGAAGATCAAGCAAGATATCAAGCAGAATTAGATAGAGTAAAAGCTGAAGGTACAGAGTGGGGACATGATCCTGAGTATCAAAAGTATTTAACTCAAGTAACAGGAGATGTCAAAGGATTAAGTGACTATAAAACACAAACCACTTCTTCATTAGATGAACTTAATACATACTTAAGTGATTTTAAAACATCATATACTCAAGACCGTTCAGCTAGAACTAGTGCAGGCATAGATTATGCACAGCAATGGCAGTCTGCAACTAGAACACCAGTGATGGGTATCCGATCTAATACAGGATTCAATGTATCTAAATCACCATGGGATACTTTCAACCGTAAGAATAGAACCAATACTAATAAAGATTTCACCTATACAGCACTAAACGTATAAACAAATGACAGCAAAAGAACGTTATGATTATTTATCGACAGATCGTACACAGTTTCTAAGCGAAGCAGAAGATGCAACGAAACTCACCCTTCCATACCTCATTCGTGGTCATGAAGAGAATGCTAGAGGAATGAAACAATTAAAGACTCCATGGCAAAGCGTGGGAGCTAAAGGTGTAGTAGCCTTAGCTTCCAAACTTTCTCTTAGTCTTGTACCTCCTCAAACAAGTTTCTTCAAACTACAATTGGATGAGTCCCAGTTAGGGGAAGAGTTTTCACCGGAAGTAAAATCAGAATTAGACTTATCCTTTGCTAAGATAGAGCGCACTATCCTCGATGCTATTGCTGCATCAGATGATCGTGTAGTAATACACCAAGCACTGCAGCATTTAGTTGTCGGTGGTAATGCTCTTATCTTTATGGGTAAGGAAGGTCTGAAATTATTTCCTCTTAATCGCTTCGTTATAGAACGAGATGGAAACGGTCAAGTGATTGAAATAGTCACCCAAGAACGTGTAAGTAAATCATTAATAGATAAAGTTATACCTCCAGAGGATGATCCTCCACTAGTAACAACAGAACTCCCAGTAGATAAAGATGAGGTAGATGTATTTACTCATGTCACACGTGACAATAATAGATTCATCTGGCATCAAGAAGTATATGGTAAAATAATCCCCGGATCAAATAGTAAAGCTCCGGTTGATACAACACCATGGTTGCCACTTAGATTTAATACAGTAGATGGAGAAGCCTACGGGCGAGGAAGGGTCGGACAATTCATAGGAGATTTGAAGTCATTAGAAGCATTATCTCAGGCTATCGTAGAAGGCTCTGCAGCAGCTAGTAAAGTAATTTTTGTAGTATCACCCTCAAGCACTACAAAACCTCAGACACTAGCAGCAGCAGGTAACGGAGCGATAGTGCAGGGAAGGCCAGATGATATTGGAGTGATACAAGTAGGGAAGACTGCTGATTTCCAAACAGCTTACGAGATGATGGGTCGCTTAGAACAAAGACTAAGTGAAGCATTCCTTATTTTATCAGTCCGTCAGTCAGAACGTACAACTGCTGAAGAAGTACGCATGACACAGATGGAACTAGAGCAACAACTTGGTGGTCTATTTGGATTACTTACAGTTGAATTCTTAGTACCCTATCTAAATAGAAAACTCAGTGTATTCCAAAAAACTGGTGAGATACCACGTATCCCTAAAGGGATGGTCAAGCCTATTATTGTGGCTGGTATTAATTCCCTTGGTCGTGGTCAAGATGTACAAGCCTTGGGAGCTTTCCTCACAACTATTGCTCAGACGATGGGACCGGAAGCTATCCAACAATACATTAACTCTGAAGAAGTAATTAAAAGACTAGCAGCTGCTCAAGGTATTGATGTGCTTAATCTCGTTAAGAGTATGCAAGAAGTACAGCAAGAGAAACAGCAGAATCTAGATCAAGCAGCACAAATGGAAGCTGTTAAGAATACACCTCAAATGATACAAGCTACTACTCAAGCAGCACAAGCTGGGATAGAAGGAGCACCACCTGAACAACAACAACAAGGACCACCACCACCTCAATAAATCATGGCAGAGACATTAACATTTGAAAATAACCAAGAAGCTACTACCATAGATAACTTGACTCCTGATGAACAGGAATCATTACAGGTAGGAGAAGCTATGCAGGAGGCACAAGATGACCTCCTCGCTGGTAAATATAAGGATGCTAAAGAATTAGAAAAAGCATATGTTGAACTCCAAAGAAAAATCGGAGAAAAAAATACTGAAGATAGCGAGCCAGCTGGGGAACCCACTGATACTACTGAAGGACAAAAAGAGACTGAAGAAAAGGAAGAAGCTAAAGAAGATACTGAGTCAACTGTCTTAGATGATTTATGGGAACAAG